ATCCAGATGATGAGAAGGACGAAGTTATAAACAAAGTTAAAAGGAATTATTATTAATGGCAATACAAGGTCCCTTCAAATTATTAGAATTAATGCAAAGAGCGTTTGGTAAAAGATTTGTAAACCAAATCATTGGTACAAAAACAAACGTAGTCAAACCACAAAGGTTTGATGTGAACGCACCAACAAAATCTCTGTATAACCCAAAAGCTTTTGAGAATGAAAAAACATATGATCTTATAGAAACACAACTAATGGAGTATGCTCCGTTTCAATTAAGTAATAGAAACTCACAAGAGGTTGCTAATTACAAAGCAAACCTAGAAATGTATTTAAATGCTAGAAACAAAAAAGCTGGTGGCTCTACAGAGTTTGTGCAAGCTAAAGAAGAAACACCAGGAGAGGTTATAGACTTAAAAACTAAATCTAAAGTTGATGACGAAGGTATATTATCTTTAAAAGAAAAGTTTGGTTTACCTGAAGGCATTGACCCAAATAGCGAGAGAGCTAGATTTATACAGAGACTACAAAGAGCAGAGACAGGAAGTGCTGAAGCAGAATCGATAGCACAAGAAGCATTAGAAAAAATTATTGGCCGTGGTGCAAGAGGTCCAGATCCTTTTACAGAAGGCACACGTAGAGCGGTGATGAGAAAAATTTTACTTCAAGATACTAGAATTAATTTACCAGATGATCTTAAAAATAGTTTAAAAAACTTTGATGATTTAAAAGGACCTGGTATGGATGAAGTAGATCCTTTAATTGTATTTGAAAAATTTTATGTCAGAGACAATAATAAGTTAGATACTTTAGATAATATTATAGAAGGGGCACGAACACCTGAAGAAGCAGCGAATGAATTTTTAACAGAGTTCGATGGATTTGATTTAGTAGAAACAAAACAAAAACCTGTAGTCAGAGAAAGTTTAGACGACGAAACAAGAGAACTTGAAGAGACAGAAATTTTAGGCGATGATGATGTTCCAAGAGATGATAAAGCAGGCGGTGGGTTATCGTATTTGATGGGGGTATAACATGGCCTCTGAACTTCTTAAAAACAGAGCACTTATACAAAAACTAAAGGAACCTGATATTCCTAGAGTTAATTTTAGTTTAGATGAAGTAGAAGTAGAAACTCTTTTACCAGAGGAAAAACCAGAAGAATTATTTGAAGAGAGAGAAAGAGTAAGAACAGAAAGACTATCAGACACCCTTACAAAAATTGGTGGTGGCCTGATGGATGAGTCTGTAGATTTTATTAAGAGAGAAGAATTCAAACTTGGAAGCCCTGGAATACCTTTAACTGAAGAACAAGTGCAAGCTATTGTAGATTCTTATAACGACTATAAAAAACAAAAAGGGGCTTTGCCTAACATAATAAACGTAATTGATAATTTTACTGCAAAGCAAAAGAAGATATTAGGAAAATCAGGAAATCCATATAGAGTTAAAAAAATTTTAGAAGAAAAAAAATTAAAACTTAGTCTTAAACCCAGCGCCGAAAAAAGAAAAGCAGCAGATATAGTTAGAGTGAAAAAATTAAAAGAAGAAAGAAATCCTTTTTTAACAGATAAAAAATTAGAAGAAAAATTTATTAAAGACCTAGAAAAAAGATTCAGTTATCCTTTAAATAGTGCTGCAGCTAAAGAGGCAGGAGTATTAAGTGATAAAGAAATGATGAAAAAATATAATTTTGGAAATAGAAAATTAACCAGATATATTGCTGACTACAAAGATAAATTAAATTTATCTTATCCAAAACAAACATTTGAGGGAGAAAAACTCCTTCTAAAAACTAGATTAGAAAAAAGAAAAGATTTGCAAAAAGAAGTATCTGGTCTTAGAGAAGAACAAAAAATTTTAGACATTAAAAGACCTCTTGATACTGGAAGAAAATCATACAAAGGAATTGATTTAGCTCACAAAGCGAGTTTAGAACAATTTAAAGATTTAGGACTAAAATATGGTGTAACTAATTTAGGTCTTGATAAAACAAAAATTAATCAATCAATCATTAGGCCAACAGAGGAAAAAATGGAATCTCTTCATAAAAAAAGAATGGAGCTAATAAAAAATGTTAAGCCAGGCAAAGTTCCAAAAGATATTCAAAAAAAATTAGAACAGATAAATATAAAAATGTCTAATTTATCAATGGGTTCAAAAGGAACTTTACAGGCTGTTTTAATTGATGAAAAAACTTTAAAACCCTTTGTGTTTAATAAAGACTATTCAAGAATAATAGGACAAGGTTTAATAGATAAACCTGTTAAAGAATTAACTAAAGCTGAGTTAGATTTAATTAGAATTCAAATGCCAGAACTAATGAAAACAACAAAGAAAAAACTTAATTTAGATTTAGATAAGAAAAGTAAAATTGTTAAAATACCTACAGCAATGAATGAACTTTTGAAAAGAGTTGGCTCAGGTGTTGATCCAGCTTTAGCAGCTAGAGCAGTCAAAGAACAATTTGTTGATCCATTAACATCACGTGTGCCTACTGGCAAAGGTATTAGAGCTTTATCTACTGCAGGAAGAATTGCTCTTCCTGAGGCATACTTTGCACCACTTAGTATTGGATTAGACGTATACGCAGGACGTACACCAAAAGAAATGGCACTTAATGTAGCTACTCTTGGCACTGGTGCACCAATTAGAGATGCGTTTAAAAAAGCACAAGCACTTAAAGAAATGGGACTTTTAGATGACTATAAAAGAGCTTTAGCTAAAGCAAATAGAGCTGATCAAGCACTTGCTGAGGAAGTTGAAACATTAGGTATGGACACACCTGCAGAAGAATTTGCTAAACCAGAATTTACTGTAGGAGAACAAATCGCAGCTATCGCTGGATTGGAGGAAGATTTAAAACTTGATAAAAGATTAAAACAGAAAGCAGCTGAATATCAAAAACTTCGTGAGGATCAATTAAAGAAAGGCTTGTTAGAAGTTACACCTGAAGGAGAAGAGTTACCTGAAGACGTAGGAATTAAACCAGAGATACTACCTGTTGAAGCAGAGGATGAAGAAGAGAGCTTAGGATTTTTTGACAGAATTACAGGTGAGGTCTCAAGAGATTTAATGTCAGAAGGTGGAATTATGGCAATAAGAAATAAGGACAAATTAGATGAAACTAACTAAAACTATACCCCCTAAATCAGGTCCTCAGTCTGAGGGCTTGCTTATTAATTATAATACTGTTAAACCTGTAAAATTGGAGAAAATAAATGGCAGACGTAGACAAGTCTCTTCCAAACGTAGAGCAAGAGATAAAAATACCATCACCTGAAGAATTAGAAGTTGCCCAACAAGAAGAGCAACAGAAAATTACTGAAGAAGGTGGACCAGTAGAAGTTACAGAAAACGAAGATGGTTCTGTAGATGTTAACTATGATCCGTCAATAGGATCTGTTGAAGGTGGTCAAGAACACTATGCTAATTTAGCAGAACATTTACCAGATGATGTTTTAGGTAGATTAGGAACATCACTTTATCAAAACTATCAAGATTATAAAAATTCTAGAAAAGATTGGGAAAGAGGTTACAGAGAGGGTTTAGATCTTCTTGGTTTTAAATACGATAACAGAACAGAACCTTTTCAAGGTGCATCAGGTGCAACACACCCTGTTCTTGCAGAAGCCGTTACACAGTTTCAAGCTTTAGCTTACAAAGAATTATTGCCTGCCAATGGACCAGTTAGAACACAAATTTTAGGTGTGCCAACACCAGACAAAGAACTACAATCTCAAAGAGTAAAAGATTTCATGAACTATCAAATCATGGAAAAAATGAAAGACTATGAACCAGATTTTGATTCACTGTTATTTCATTTACCTTTAGCAGGATCTGCTTTTAAAAAGGTATACTACGACGAAGCAAGTGCAATGGCTTGCTCTAAGTTTGTTCCCGCAGATGATTTGATTGTACCGTATACAGCTACCTCATTAGATGATGCGGAGTCAATCATTCATCGGGTTCAAATATCTGAAAACGAATTAAGAAAACAGCAAGTTGCTGGTTTCTACAGAGACATAGATTTAAAACCTGGTCCTTTAAACGAAACAGAAGTTGAAAGAAAAGAGAGAGAACTAGAGGGTGCAAGTAAAGGTAGAGACGAAGATATATTTAATTTACTAGAGTGCCATGTAAATTTAGATTTAGAAGGTTTTGAAGACATGGGTCAAGACGGTGAGCCGACAGGAATTAAACTTCCATATGTTGTAACACTTGAAGAAAATTCTAGAGAAGTTTTATCAATCAAAAGAAACTATGAAATAGGTGATCCGTTAAGAAATAAAATAGAGTACTTTGTACATTTTAAATTTTTACCAGGACTTGGCTTTTACGGTTTTGGTTTAATTCACATGATTGGTGGACTATCAAGAACAGCTACGGCTGCATTACGACAACTATTAGACGCAGGAACTTTATCAAACTTACCTGCAGGGTTTAAACAAAGAGGTATTAGAATTAGAGATGATGCACAATCAATTCAACCAGGTGAGTTTAGAGATGTAGATGCACCTGGCGGTAACATCAAAGATTCTTTTATGATGCTTCCTTTCAAAGAACCATCAGGAACTTTATTACAACTTATGGGCGTCGTAGTACAGGCAGGTCAAAGATTCGCTTCAATAGCAGACTTG